GCACCGGGCAGTCGGCGCGTTCAAAGCCTACGCCGACAAGGCCGACAAATGCGTCGATTTGCAACAGGCCGTCATCAGCGAACAGTCGAAAGAGATTAAGTATCTCCGGCAACGCAACGACGACTTAAACGATGCCATCATTAAGGGTCACGCCATTAACCCCGACGCCGAGATCCATGAGTAATCAATTCAATCACGTCGATGGAATGCGCGGCTTGCTCCTTGAGGTTTACGAGCTGAATGAACGGATCATGACTGGCGACCTTCTTGGCGCTAAGTCAGTTATTGCTGGTAAGAACATGAAAAAGATAATGCTTCACTACCATGAGGCCATCGCCGAGGACGGCGCGACCGACATCCATCTGCAAGCATATGTCGCCTACGGTGGGTGGATTGGGATCACCTTCTCTTACATCCTACCCGGTGGTTTCTGCGTGCAGGGGTCAACCGTTCCAAGACGCGTATGAGCGACATTAAAACACGCACGATGGAGGAGGCTTTCTACCTCCAAACCAAAGCCTTCCTCGAAAAGAACTCAGAACACATTGCCGAAATCGCCCGCCTCAAGGCCGAGGTCGAGCGGCTGACCGAACTAAACTCCTCGCTCGATATACGTTATGACGCTGCGTGCGGTTCGATTAATGGGTCTACGAATTACATCGGACAACTAGAAGAAGATATCGAGCGGCTGACCAAGGCGGGGGATGCAATGGAGGTTTTAATCGTAGAAGAACTTGCTTTCTACGAAGATGACGGAAGCCAGTATGATGAAGTAAAAGCGTGGAACGCCGCCAAGGGGGGCAAGCGTGACGCATTAAACCCCGGCTCCGACCCTAACACGCCACCTACGGCGGTTTAACTTTCACCCCAGATACTTAATTACACTAAGCAAATATGACCAAACGCAAACTACGCAAATCTGCGGACATTAGCTCTACGCAATCTACGCACGATAACCCATGACCCGCCCCTTCTCCATCGTTGCGCTATGGCTTTTAGGTTGCACCGCCCAAGCCCAAGATGACCGCCAACTACTTGAGGCCATCGGACAGGTGGAGTCGGGCATGAACCGCGCGGCGATCGGAGACGGCGGCAAAGCATTGGGGGCTTACCAAATGCACCCAGCCGCTTGGTCGGACGGAAACGCTCGGCTCCGGGCGGAGGGAAGAACGACATACTCCAGGACAGCTTGGCGGGATGCCACGGCACAAGACATGGTGGCCTCGGCCTATCTCCGTTGGCTTAGGAGCCGGGTTCAAGCATTGGGGGCGGCATCCCCCTCCCCAGAGGTTCTGGCGGTTTGTTGGCGGCTTGGGGCATCCGGCGCGGCTCGCCGTGGCTATCCCCTTACGGATTATGCCAAGAGGGTCGTGAACCTATGCCCCCCCTCCCCCTAATTGTTCACCCTCCCAATTTTAATATGACCCTCCCCATCCCCTCCACTTCTTTCCTTACCATTGCCATCGACCCCGGGGTCAACGGCGGGGTGGTCTGGCATTACGAAGGCCAAGTCCACGCCGTCAAAATGCCCCCAACCGACTTTGATGTCGCCGCGTTGCTTGTGTCCCTTGCGGGAAAATCCGCGCTCGTTGAATTGTTCCTTGAACTCCCCCCGCTCTATTGCGGAAAGAACATCCCTGGCAGTTCCATCGGTAAGCTCATGGCAAATTACGGTGTATGTTACGGAGCCGCCGCCGCTTTGGGCATGAAGATCCACCCGGTGCGTCCAGCAATCTGGATGAAAGCCCATCCCATTGGGACGAAGGGCGAACTCACCACAACCCAATGGAAGAACAAGTTGAAGGGACGCGCCGCCGAACTTTACCCGGACACCGCCGTTACGCTCGCTACCGCCGATGCCCTATTGCTCCTTGACGCTGGCCTCCGCAAAGCCATCAACTAACCCCCCCCTTATTACCATGAAAAAAGACATCCCTTGCGACCAACCTTGCCGAGACATTTCCCGCATCCCCGGCACTCGTTATGTGATCCTGCCGGACAATACGGTCGCCCGATTGCTTACGCCCCGCACAATCTCTGGCACGACCTATTTCAATTTATTCATTAACAAAGAATACACCACGGTCGCCGTCTCGAAACTCCGTGATTTATTGACCCCGACTAAATAATTTCACCATGAACCCAAACCAAAACCCAATGTCATCCCCCGACCAACAACCAACAACCGCCTCCATCGACTTGGTGACCTTCCTTAACTCGATTGGGAATGTCGCCGCCGACCGGGTGAACCCCGCTTTCAAGTCTCGTTATTCGAGTCTTTCGGAAGTGTTGCTTACCATCAAAGAGGAAGCAAAAAAGCACAACCTTGCTCTCCGCCAAGTCGTCCGCTCGGACGAGGGTAAAATCGTGGTGGTGACTTCCTTCCTTCATACCTCCGGGCGGGAGTTTGATGCCGGGGAAGTTTCTTTTAAGTCAGACGGATTGACCCCTCAACAACTTGGTAGCGCGTTAACTTATTTGAGAAGGCAAAGTGCTTGCACCGCCTGTTGCATATCGGTTGACCTGGATGATGACGGAGCGAAAGCATCAACCCCCGCCCAAGCTTCGACCTCCGGCAAATATGCCAAGCCTACCCCAAGCGAATGGTTTGCCTTTATCCCTTTGGATCAGCGCGAGAAAGCCGTGGCCTATCTTACGAGCAAAGGATGGCTCCCCGAAGGCGGAACGCTCAATGACCTTTTGGACGATAAGATTGAACTTATCGCCGGGAACCATGCCGGGTTTATCAAGGCCATCGCAAAATGAACGAATTAAAAGAACACAATGGCAACGGCATCCGCTACGCCATACATTTGTCAGCACCTAAAGGTGGGTCTGCTCAGATGTTGCGCGATCCTTCTGGCGATTGGGTTTCTTACGAGGAATACTCCCGCCTCAAGGCCAAGGTCGAAAGGCTGACCAAGGCGGGGGATGATATTCTTCACACTTTGCTTTGGACTGATGAATACTCGGAAGACAGATATAAAGATGCCGAAAAGAAGTGGAACGCCGCCAAGGAGCGCAAACAATCGTGAGCGAACGCCAATCCATTCCGCCCACCGCCATGTCCCACATGGCCTCCAAGATGCCCCGCCGAAGCCATGCGATGTTCCTCATCATCGATGGGCGGGTCGAGAACCCAGAGTTTGTGGTTCACGATATCGACTCCTACCGGGAGGAACTTTGGAAATGGAAACGCAAAGACAACCGGGTTGCCGGGAGTCATGTCGAGTTCTGGGCGAAGCATGACCAACAATTTTTCCGCTTCAACATCAACGCCAAATGAAACTTAAACCCATCAAGACTCCGCTCCCGATGCCATCCAGCATCATCAAACGCGCCGCCTCCATCCCGGAGCCGAACGCTTTGTTCATCCTTCTTGACGGCATCGCCTATGTCGAAGCTTTCCACATTAACCGAGTCGCTTTCGATAACATGATGTCCGCATGGATCTCCGAAATCCTCCCGACTCTCCGGCGTTCCCAAGTCCGTTATTTCCTTCGGAACAAAAACCTCGCTCTTACCGAAGTCCGCCCATAACTTCCCGCCATGACCAACCGAGACTCCATCCGCCGTCACTTGTCCATCATCAAGGACTCCATCGCTTCCTTGGAGTTTTATTGTGAAACTGAAATGGTCGGTGATGATTGCCGCCACTTGCTTGACCACATCCACGGAGCCGACCGCCAACACGCTCGCACCGATGCCGAGAACCTTGAGGAGACTTGGCAAATCAAACCCCTTTACGATCGCATCAAACTTATCCAAACCTCCCTCCGGGTTCTCCGCAATACCCTGGAGCAATCCGAAAAGGCCGCCGAGGAAGCTTTGGAGTCTTGCGATGCCATCGCCTCCGAAGTCGAAGATGATACGGACAGCGAACTATAATTTCCACCAACCCAAATAACCAACCAACCAAACCAAAACCATCATGCTCAATCCATCAACGACCATCATCCCAACCCGCAAGGATTACGATTCGCTTGTCGCCTTGAATTGCTCCGGCTCAAAAGAGCTGTTAAAAAGCCCCCTTCATTTCCAAGCCTATCTCCGTCGGGAGCAAAGCGACTCCAAGGCACTTCGCATGGGGTCGTTCATTCACGCGCTTGTCTTGGAACCCTCCGAAGTCGAAGGCCGCTTCGCCACCGCCCCCGAAGTGGATCGCCGGACAAAGGACGGCAAGGCCGCTTACGAAGCCTTTGCCGCTACCGCTCTTGGCAAGACTATCCTATCCCCAGACGAAACCGATGTCTGCATTAAAGTCGCCGCCTCCATGCGAGCCACCCAAGCCGAACTTGGTGTGACTTTTATCAAAACGGAATTGATGTTCTCGGTCGATTATAACGGCGTGCTTTTAAAATGTGCAATAGACGCGCTCGGCGATGACGGTTTCATTTATGATCTGAAAAGTGCCGAGTCGAGTTCGGTCAAAGACTTTAAGTCATCGGTGTTTGCCTACCGCTACCACTTGCAAGCCGTGATGTATCGCATGGCATATGAGGCCGCTTTCAATGTCCGGCTTAAAGGCTTCCGTTTTATTGTTACCGAAAAGACTGACCCTTTTGCATCGGCTTGTTACGAGCTTGGCCCGGAGTTTATGTCGCTTGCTTTGATGGACTTTGAAATCGCTCTTGCCTCTTACAAGTCTTGCATGGCACTTGGCGAGTGGCCTGGTTACGGCTCAGCCCCGCAAATCATCGACATTGCATCCAAGCCATCCGCTCCGGCCTCTGTCCCCATCCAATTTGCTTAATCCACGCATATGAAAATCAATCAGTTCCTAAGCCTTCCTCCTGAGACCCTAACAAGGACTCTGACTAACATCGGCGACAACCTCGGGTTTATCGCCCTGGCATCGCCCGGTGTGATGAAGGGCTTTCAAACCAAGCGCATCACGACTACTTCTTTTGATGAAGTAATCTTTGAGAATGACCAATGGGTTGTCCGTGGCGATTGTACCATTGATGAGAAAATTAATGGAGCAGTCACGCCGAGATCATACCAGGCTGATGGAGATGACATCCTTGATGGATGCCAAACAAATGGCAAGCTGCACGAGACTTGGCCCTACCACGTTTGCCTAAAGGACTTCGTGGACAAGCAAGCCTTCTGCGATGCCTACGCTGTCGCCTATTATCACAAGAACATGAGCAAGGCCCGCGCTCTTGACGCTTAATATGAAACTTGAAAAAACACTTAAGGCGCCGATTTGGTTTGAGAACAGCCATTGGTTTGTTGGCGAGCAAGGCGTCGTCGATAAGGAAACCAACACAATCGTCACATGGGATCAGGTAAATACGTTTGCCCAACTTTCAGTAAGCACAATTCATTCTTTCTGGGAACAGCCGTGGCCCTTCTGGGAGTCTACCAAGAAGGAAGCCTGGTTCGACTACGTGTCCTACTCTGAGGCATTCAGATACGCTCTGGGTTGCGTTGTCATAAAACGCTTCCATCAAAAAGCAGCACGCAGGTATTTACAAAATTACCCTAACGAATTCCCTAAAGACTAACCAAACCAAATAACATGAACCCACCAAACAACGAACTGCCCCCGCTTAAGAACATCGAAGCATCCGGGACTTTCATCCTCCGCCTCATCAAGCCCAAGGACGACAAGATCCATGAACGCTTTAAGAAAAACGCAAAGCAATACGCTTCATGCCGTTTGTTCTTTCTCGATGGGGACGGCAACTGCATGACCAAGAACTTTTCCACCGAGTTCGGCAAGGGTCTTGCAATGGTCATCGGCAAACTCTCCGGCAAGTGGGTTAACACCCCTTCGCCCGAAATGACTGTCGAGGATCTGTATCGTTTTTGCGAACCCGCTTTCGGACGCAAAGCGACTTTTGAAATCGAAGTTACCCCAGACAAGGTTTGGAACGATAAGATGCAATATAACTATAAGTTCAAAAGCATCACATCGCTCCCGACCGAAACCTTTGGGACACCAGCTTCAGACGAAGCCCCACCCTTCTAAGCGCGCAAACCATGCAAACATCCGAACCCGCTCGAACTCTCATCCTCATCACCGGGTATGCTCGGGCGGGTAAGGATACGCTTGCCGATGGTTTGGTGAAGGAAGCCAAGCACCCGGTGCATCGTTTCAACTTTGCCGATACCCTCAAAATTGCTTGCGACAATTACATTGAACAACTTGGCCTTGCGGGTTCGTTCTATGACGAGGATTTCAAAGTCCGGCATCGCCCCTTCCTTGTATTCGCAGGGACATTCGCGCGCTCAATCGACTGCGATGTTTTTGCTTCGGCCTTTGTCGCCGAGTGCGATGCTTGGGCATCATGCCACGCCATTGTTGGCGAACCCATGACGGTCATTTGCTCCGATTGGCGATACATGAATGAGCTTCGCATCCCCGACTCAACGCTTGGCCTTTGCGGGTGGCGTATAATTACCGTCCATGTGACGACATCTGGGGTAGAAGCCGCCAATGAGGAAGAAGGTAAATCTATTGGTGAAATCATACGCCAAGCCCCACTTGGTTACTCATATTATTTTGCCCCCAATTCGCAAGCCGCCATCCAAACCGAAGGACGGATGCTTGCCAGGACTCTTGGCATCTGATCCGCACATGGTTTGCTCGCATGAAAACCCTCGGCGGCTTAACTTCATAGAGCGTGCCGAAATCCTCGGCATATCCATTGAGCGTGCTATCTTCCTCGCCGCTTGCGCGTTGAACGATGACGGCAAAGCTAAGGACGGCTTCAGTTCCCGCCGTGGCCTTACCATCCCTTACGATGACCGAGTGCAACTTGCCGAAGCTTCCCGGCTTGGCATCGGACTCGCAGACACCGCCGAAATGATGGGAATGACCCAAGAGCAAGTCCTGTCCTACGGCATACCTTTCAAAAATAAATCCACCCTTCCACGGCCTCCTGGCCCCGGCGGGATTTATAACCTCTTACCAACCTACCGATGAGCAAACCAACGAAGTTCGTTTTCGCCTCCGATTCACATGGAGACATGGCGGACGAGGAAAGTCTCCAAGCGTTGTATGCTTATTGCAAAGACTTCAAGCCGGACATCCGCATTGCCGGTGGCGATCACTTCGACCTACGCTCCATCCGCAAAGGCGCAATGGGAGATGCCGAGGGTGCAGAGTCGTTAAAAGATGATTTAGACTGCGGCATTGATTTCCTCCACAAATTCCGCCCGACCTATTACCTAAAGGGGAACCACGAATATCGTTTAGAGCATATGAAGAAAACGCACGCTTCGGCACTCGTCCGGGACTATTGCTCAGACACCGAGGACAAAATTGACCGTGAAGCGCGTCGAGCTGGAGTGAAGCGAATACTCCCTTACCACGGCAAGCGGGGGTTGCTCCGCATTGGCCCGATATCATCGCACCACGGCATCGGCACGAACCTTACCAAGTTAGGGATGCACTATGCCACCGAGGGCGGCTTGTTCATGTGCGGACACGGACACACCGGGCATCAAGTCAATCTCCCCAAGCATAACGGCGGAGCGGCTTACATGGCTCCATGCCTTTGCCGTATCGACGATATGGATTATGCCGCCAATTACCTCGGAACCGCTCGCTGGAATAATGGCTTCATCGCCGGGTGGTATTCGGACAATAATTGGAAAGCATGGATCATTCACCGCATCGGTAAAAAATGGCTATGGCAAAGCGACCTTACCGTTTGGACTCCGCCCAACAAACGCCGATGAAGCCAGACGCATTATTACGCGCCGTCCTTGCTGAGATTAACAAGTCCGCCGTTAAACCAGAACCTGGCTTCTTGCGGATTGAAGATTGGGCGAAACGTTGGGACATGGTGCGGACATCCGCAAAAATCTACATCAACAAAGGTCTGGCAAATGGCCTTATCGAAAAAAAGATGTTTCGCATTATAACCAACGGACGCTTGCGACTTATGACCCATTACCGGGCGACCCTCAAAAGGAATAAGATTGCCCCGACCAAACGCCGCCGCAAATAGGACACCCCTTTAAGAAACAAACACCCATGCCCAACCCCCAGACCTCATCGCCCGATGTGGAGCGTTACCTTTTAGGAGTCATCCTGCGCGATGCCCTGCCTTTACCTCCCGGCCTTATCCCTTCGGACTTCACGGAGCCAAAGCATCAAGACATCGCCTCCGTTATCATCGCTTTAGCGGACGATAACATAGCCGCCGATGAACTCACCGCCACCATGCGGCTCCGAGAACGTAAGTCACCCGCCGAAGCGTTCTATCTCTCCGAACTGACAACCGCCGTCAGTCATTCCGCGCTTAATCCCGCTTGGGCTGAAGAACTCAAACGGCTCTCCGCACTTCGCACCATCGCCACCATCACGGCGAAGGCCACGGAACTCGCCAACGACCCCGCCTCCGATCCATCTTCCATCCTCGCTTACACCGAAGGTTCTTTCCAATCCGTCCGGCATCGCACCCAAAAGATAGGTGGCCCGGTTCGCATGGACGAGGCCGCCCTACTCGCCTTTGACCGCAAGGACGACCCAAACACCGTCCTTGGCAACCGTTGGCTCTGCAAGGGTGGCTCCGCTCTCATAGTTTCCCAAGCTGGGGTCGGAAAGTCATCCCTCATGATGCAAGCGGCTATTCATTGGGCGGCGGGTAAGGATTTCTTCGGCATTAAAGCCAAGCGACCCCTTCGCATAGTCATATGCCAGGCTGAGAACGATTTTGGGGATGTCGCCGAGAGCTTCATTGATTGCCATACCGGGGCGAAACTCTTTCCCGATGAGCGTGCCAATGTAACCGAGAACCTCGCTATCTTCCGGGATACCACATCGGTCGGAGCCGACTTTCCCGATATGCTCCGAACCCTCATCGTGAACCATCGCGCGGATCTCGTCTTTGTTGACCCACTCCTCTCGTTTGCAGGGATTAACATCGCCGACCAAGAGCAAGCCACCCGCTTCCTCCGCCACGATTTAAACAAGGTTCTTGTGGAAACCCAAGCCGTCCTGATTGCCATGCACCACACCACCAAGCCCCGCTCCGCCAAGGATAAGGAAGGCCAGACCATCGCCGACCTTGCCTATTCTGGGGCAGGATCGTCCGAGTTCGTTAATTACTTCCGTGAGGTTGCCGTCCTTGTCCGTCAAGAGGGGGAGCAACCCATTTTTAAATTTGGCCTTACCAAACGCCGTGGACGCGCTGGCCTCAAGGACATCAACGGCGATTTTGCCGGGGAAATCACCATCCGACATTCCCGCATCCCGGGAGAAATCCGATGGGAGTATGCCAACCCCGAGCCAATCCAGACCCCAGCCGAGTTGCCAGCACCCCAAAAGACTGCCGTAAAGGGGTCGCCAAGGCGTTCTGAGTGGTAAGGGGATATACTCCCCCCAATCACCCCCCCATACCCCCTTTAGAATGGCGACACTACACCGTCAGACCCTCCGACACTACACCGTAATATACCTAAAGGTATATAGGGAATACTTCCCTACGCTTACGCTCGGTCGTATTTCCCTTTTCGAATCCAACCCATAAGGGGTCAAAATCTCGATGGGCAAACTTACTCGGCATCAAATCCGCACCATGCGGAAGAAACAAAGATGGGGACTCCTTTGGAAGAACGAACCTGCCAAGATGGAAGCCCACCGATCTAACGCCACTATCGAAGCCTCTAAGGAATACGCGAGACGCGCTGACCTCATCCGAGACATAGTAACCCGGTGGCCTCCGACCATGACCACCGAACAATTCAACCAACGATGCCAGACCATCGCCCAAACCAAACCCATCAAACCCCGGTGCGTTCGGAATAAGATCATAAGACTCGGCATCCTCACTTACTCCCAGGACATTCGCCTTTGGGTCAATCATATCTCATCCGTTGCAAGCAACTTAGAAGATGCTACCAACGATGATAAGTGAGCGAACCCAAATCATTATCCGCCGAATACAATCGATGGTGGAAACGGCTAACGCCAGATGAACGCACCACGCTTATCGAATCGGGAGCGTTCCAAGCTGATGACCCAATCAATGCTTACGTTACTCTTGGACAAGGCCGCGCCGACGATAATCCTTTCGATTTCCAACGCAACGAAGCCCAATCGTTTAACAGGGTAAGCAACCGCACCGGCTCATTCATTCTTCCAGATGCAACCACCGTTGATGAAGTCATGGCAAGGGAGGAAGCCATTAACGATCCACGCATCGAGCAACTCGACCTCGCATCCATCCGCTTACGTTCGACCCTTCACTTCATCCTCGATGCTCTTGATGGTTCAAGCGATAAGCATATGCGGTTGCACGCTGACATCATTCGCATTGTGGTCGGCGAAGGTAAGCCACCACGCATGACGGAGTTAGCCAAGCGGCATGGCATCACTCGATCCGCTGTCTCGCTCCGCTGTCGCAAGTTGCTTAGGCAATTAGGACTCGAACCATCGTGCTTTATGAGGCCGGAAGCCGATGTGAACGCTATGCGCGTAAGTTCTATCCTTCGGCACGCTGGCATAGCCCCTCCCCCACCCCCCCCCCATAAGGAGTCTCCTAAAACGGTTTTACGGGGCAAAAAACGCTCGCGTCCCAATGAAAAAGGCACGGATTTAGTTAAAAAACCGAACTATAAACCCAGCGGTAAAAAATGTCGGTAACGCAAGCACAACTTGCCGCGCGTTGGGAACTTTCCAAAGGAAGAATCTCTCAGCTTGTGGCGGATGGGATGCCGCTTGATAGTATCGAGTCCGCCGAGCGTTGGCGAGCGGCACGTCACATGGCGACCGGGATTGCTCCAAGCAATTATCGGATGGAGCCGTCATCGCCGGAGGAAACCGAAACGCAATCGCTTGATGACGAGGCTGGCGAGCGACCGACTACTGTCCTCGAAACCTTCGACAGCATCGTTGAGCGTCAACGCATCCTGGTGCAACTGTCTCGCAATCAATACATCCAATCTGTCCGGCAGGGGTCGCCCCAACAGTCGAAACTCTATGCTTCTTATGACAAGACGGTCAACACGCTGACCAAGTTGAAGGCGGAGGCCGACAGGCTTGCCGTCAATAATCGGGAATACATCCGGGCAACTGATGCGGGGGAGGCAATGCGATCTCTTATGTCCGATGTGGTTAACCGATTGGACAAACTCGCGCTTGATGTTGCCGAAGGGTGCAACCCTGAAAACCCAGCTAAGGCCGTGAAGGTTCTGGACGCATGGGTTCGCAAGGTTCGTTCCGAACTGTCCAAAAATGACTAAGGACGAATTGCTTGGAATTGGTCGTGATGTGCTTCGCCCTGCCGACTCCGGGGACATTGTGGAGTGGCTGGAAGCAAATGTTGAAGCCATCCCAGACTCGCCGATGCCAGGGCCGTTTCGAGCGGATCGCACTCCGTGGATTGCGGAGGCTTTGCGGATAGTCGCCGACCCGGAGTGTAGGATGGTTGTCATCCTTGCGGGTATCCAAAGCGGTAAATCATTGTTCGCGCGCTTGTTCACTTGTCACATAATCGCCAATGCTCCCGGACCTACCATGGTTCTGCAGGCTACGGATAATGAAGCAAAGGATTTTTCCATTAGAAGCCTCCGTCCTATCTGGAATAACTGCCCGCCGGTAAAGGCAAGGTTTCGGGGCGATGACATGGAGCGTTCGACCACGGCGGACTTCGACCGCATGACAATTTACTGTCGAGGCATTTATAACGAGTCGAACCTTCAAAGATTGTCGCTTCGCTATGTTATCGCCGATGAATGTTGGCAAGCCAAGCAAGGGCATTTAGCGGAAGCCGCCGCGCGCGTGACGGCTTTCGGATGGATGGGCAAGATGGTCTATCTTTCGCAAGGCGGAAGGGAAGGGCAGGAGTTCCATCAGCTCCATGAGCAAACCGACCAAAGGGATTGGAATTTCTGCTGTCCGACTTGTAGCCACATCCAACCTTGGATCTGGTCGCAAGTGCGGATGCCGGAGGATGCCAAGGTGGGCAAGGAATGGGATTTCATTAAGGTAAGCCAAGGGACAACCTATGAGTGCCAATCGTGCAAAACGAAATTGACGGACAACAATGCCACCCGGATGGAAGCCAATTCAAAGGGGAAGTTTATCGCCACGTCGAAATCATCAAATGCAAGTTATGTCGGTTTGCATTGGAACTCGTTGGCCTCGATGAGCTGGGGCGAGTTAGCCGTGATGTGGCTCAAAGCCCAAGAATCGCTCGAAGAATATGGGGATGAGGAACCGATGCGGATATTCATTCAAAAGCGGCTTGCCAATGTGTTCAAGGAACAGGCGGACGAGATTCAAATCGAAGCGGCAATCGGTGAATTTAAGATGGGGGATGTATGGTCGGAGGAAGGTGGTTTCGTGAAGGGGCGCCCGGTTCCGTTTTCGCAACTGACCAACGAAATGGTGGAGTCCCCGGACTTTGTGAAAATGCGGTTCATGGGGGTCGATGTTCAGAAGCGGGGGTTCTATTGGGTCGTGCGTGCCTGGAGCGGCGATGGGCGTTCCCGGCTCATAGATTGCGGGTATTGCTTCACATGGTCGGAAGTCATCGAAGCCCACAAGCGGAACCGAGTTCACCCCGCCAATGTGTTCGTGGACTCCGGGTATCAGACGGACGAAGTCTTTGCGGCGTGCGCGGCAAACGGCTGGACGGCGACCAAGGGCGATCAACGTAATGACTTTGCTTGGAAGATACGAACCCCAATCGGGATGAAAACGGAAATGCGACCCTATTCCGTCCCGGTGGTTGAGGCTATTGGAAACAAGCGGATTAAGCGGTTCTTCTTTTCCAATCTTCGGCTCAAAGATACCTTGGCGGCGTTGCTTCGCAAAGGGAGGCATCATCGACCCAAGGATGCCCCCGAAGCCTACACCGAGCAAATGCAGTCCGAAAAGAGGACGATATCTCAATCGGGGAAACCAATATGGGAACAGATCGGAGACATGGACAACCACTTTTGGGACTGCGAAGTTTTGTGCATCCTTCCGGCCTTGGCTTGGCGGCTAACCGGGAAAGCGGAGCTGATAGTGCAGGATGAAGTGATCCAAGATAATGAAGCCACGGACACTTGACACCAGCGACCGCCTGGTCACATTTTAGATGCACCCTTTTAATTCGGGCATGGGTTTTGGGGGAAGGCAACGGCAACCGCTCCAATGGAGTCGGTTCCGTCCGCTTTGACTGTGGCGGAGGTTCATGGCTCGTGCAACAGGTTGCTTTTTAATTTTCTCCCAAGCCCGAATTGAATCGATTGCGGACAAAGCCGCCACGCTTTTATTGGAAGGGAAAACAATGATGAGCTACGGTGACAGCGGGACGAGTGTTTCAAAAACCTTTCCAATGGATATCCAGACCGTTTTGATTGAGTGCCGATACGCGCTCCAAATCAAAGACCCGGAGCAATATGGAGCCATCGACCGAGTTCGGGTTTACAATGGACTTTGGAACTTCCGAGGACTATAAGATTTTATGTCACGCAAACCGCTTAAAAAGGCCATTGGGAAATCTATCGGCAAGGCGATAGGCAAGGGCAAAGGCAAACCCCTCAAAGCGCGCGCCGATGGTTTTGGCGGTGGCGGTTCCGGCATCTTCTCTCAGTTTGAGGGAGCTAAATACTCCAATAAACGCCAATGGGTAAACACGCCATGGCCTGCGGATGCGAAAAAGACGATGACCACCTTCGATCGTCAAGAACTGACGAGGAAGATGCGATGGTTGTCGGTGAACGCCGGTATGGTGCGTCAACTTATCTCGGACAATGTTCTTTATTCGATTGCGGACGGTATCAAGGCCCAGGCCGCATCGGGCGACCATGAATGGGATGCCGCCGCCGAAGCTTATTTTAATGAATGGGCAAGCAAGCCTTGCGAGATATCCGGACGGTTTAATTTTGCCGAAGTGCAACAGATTGCGTGCCGAAAAGTTGATGTAGATGGGGAAATATTCATTTTAAAAACTTACGCATCGGACGGCTCCCCGATGATCCAGATGATAGAATCTCACCGCATCGGTGCTTCGGCCTCCGCTGTTGGGATGGTTGAGGGAATGTATGACGGCATCATGTTCAACAGGTTTGGTGCGGTTGTTGGATATAATGTCATTCGTTCGGACGGCTCCACGCGCTTGGTCAATGCGAACTCGATGCTTCATGTGCATCACCCGGAGAATGTAAGCGGGGCAAGGGCATACAGTCCGATGCAACATAGCATCAATAATTTGATTGATATCCTCGAAGTGCTTTCGTTGGAGAAGGTTGCAGTAAAATCTAACGGTGATATTACACGCACTATCACAAGGGAAAATCCACAATTTGACGGAAGCACCGCCGACTTTGAAGCGTTCGGGATGCGTCCGCAGGATTACCCCGAAGGCGTTTATAATAACCCAGAGCAAGTCGGTTCCTTTATCGGTGGCAAAATTTTATCACTCGCGCCTGGGGAGAGTCTGGAAAGTTTCCAAAGCCAAAGACCCAATAGCACTTTTACGGGATTTATAGAACATCTACAGAAAGATAGTGCGGCTGGCATTTTGCCCTATCAATTTTCCATCGACCCTAACGGCATCGGCGGAGCGGCAATTCGTTTAGTTGTATCGAAAGCCGAGCGTCATTTTGGATCTCGTCAACATATGATGATGACCCGGATGCTTACGCCCATTTGGGGCTATGTCATCGGCAACGCTATCTCATCGGGTGCAATCGCTCCGAACGATAACTTCAATAAAGTTAATTGGGTTACCCCTCGCCGGGTAACCGTCGATGCGGGTCGTGAGGCCGCCGCCAATCAGCGTGACGTGGAAATGGGTTTGAAAACCTTGTCCGACCACTTCTCAGAGCTGGGAATGGATCCGCGCGAGGAAATCCGCCGCCGAGCGTCCGATGCTCGCTTGGTTATCGATACCGCCAAGGAATTCGATGTCCCTGTCTCCATGATTTACCAACCCGCTTTGAACGCCGCCGTGGGCATCGATGAAGCGTTGAACAATCATAAATCACCACCCCCCGAAGAACCTTTCGCTCCGTTCCCGGAGTCCAATCCTTAATTTAATAACATGAAAAACTTATCCAAAGATTTCAAAGGGCAACGCCCCATCTTAATCCAACCCGCTCAAGCTGAATCGTTCCTTGAACGCGCCGCCTCAGTTCAAGTCCCTTTGGGGGCTAAAATATCGGACATGAACGATATGCTCGAAGCGGTTTTTGGTGCAAAACCTACCCTTGAAAAATTCCCCCCTTATGCGATTGTCCCGGTCAAAGGGGTAATTGGTAAGAATGTTTCGACCTTTGAGTCGCTCTGCGGATGTTGCGACATCGAGGACATCGAGGAAATGTTAGAAGATTGCGAGCGGGATGCGTCCATCACTTGCGTCATTTTGGACATCGACTCACCTGGCGGAACCTCGGTCGGCGTGCCGGAGTTGGCGAACCGCATCAAGAATTACTCTAAGCACACTATCGCTTTTACGGAGTCCGAATGTTGCTCGGCGGCATATTGGATCGGGTCGCAAGCAAATGAGTTTTATGCCACGCCGTCATCGGCAATCGGGAGCATCGGTGTTTACATCGCTTTCCCGGATTTGTCCGAAGCATATAAGATGGAAGGTGTCCGCATGGACATCATCAAGAGCGGCCTGTATAAAGGGGCGGGTATTCCAGGAACAAGCCTTGATGCAAATCAACGCAAGATGCTTGAAGATGAAGTTAAAGACATCCACGCGGACTTTAAAGCCGCCGTCAAATCGGTGCGCGAATTCGTTGAGGATGCTTCGATGGAGGGACAATGTTTCTCCGGCAAGCGTGGAGCCGAGGCCGGGCTTGTGACTTCTTTGGTCAACGGTTTTGACGAGTTGATGGTTTCGCTTGATGCCGCTATTGCCTTCCAAATGGAAGCGGACGAAGAAAATGATGCGCGTGAAGAAGAAGCCGAAGAAGGTTCCGATGAAAGCGATGAAGGCACTTCCTATCGCATGGCATCCGATAGGGCTTTGGCTGGCGTTTGTATCGCCGACTTAAAGGCTGGTAGCAAATCCGACCCAACCGACCCAGACGATCCAGATTATGACCCAGATGAAGATCCAGATTTAAAAAAGGAAGATGATGGCGTTGAACCTCAACCCGAAGCCGAAGGCGATGGGGAAGGCGATGACGAACCCGACCAAGATGAAGCAAACGATGAAGCCGACTCTGGGGATAAAGCCGTTGATACGGACGGAAAGCACAACCGCAAGGGAACCAAGCGGAACAAGGGGAAGCGTCTCGCTTGACTGTGGCGGAGGTTCAAACTCAAAGACGATGACTCTCGAACAAACCTTGAAAACGCTTAAATCGGCTTTCACGAATAAGTCCACCGAGGCCGAGTCCTTGGCAAAGGAAATGAGCGAATTGAAAGCGAAGAACGCAACCCTCGTTGCCGAGTTCTGCGAAGTCTCCGAGAAATTGGAAGCCACCGCCGCTCTTGCTTCCGAGCGTGATGCCGCCATCGCCAAGGTTGAAGAACTCACCAAAGCTCTCGCCGCTTCCGAGGCCATCAAATCCCAGGCCGCCGCCCAAATCGAAACGGTCGGCAAGAAAGCCGCCGCCATCGCCGCAAGCGTTGGAGTCGCCCCGGTGGAAATCTCCGCCGCCGAGTCCGCAATCGCCAAGACTTCCGAGGAAGTTTGGTCGGAATATTGCACGATGAAGAACCCTGCCGAGAAACTTGCGTTCTATAACAAGAACCGAGCCGCTATCGTTGCCCACTTGGGCATTAAATAATTTTCACCAATCACTCACCTATACCTAACCTAATATGAGCAACAATGTTCTCAATCAAGGCTTGGCCCCGCAATTCGTCGCCGCTGAAACGCTCCGCACGCTTGTTCCGGTTCTCGCTTCTCTCAACAAGGTCGTCACCACAGACTTCTCGGCATATGTAGCCGAACGGGGTCAGGTAATTCACACCAGATTCGCCAACAGTTTTACGGCCTCAACCTACGACCGCTCTACCGGCTTCGTCCCTTCGGACGCCGACGCTACTGATGTCGCCATCACGCTTGCCGATCATAATTATGTGTCCGCATCGTTCACCGACACCGAAGTCGCTACGATCTCGCTCGATATGCTTCGCCGGGTGTTTATTGCGCCTATGGCAAACGCCACCGTCAAGAGTCTCTTTGATGCTGTCCTTGCCGAAACGACCATCGCTAATTTCGCCAATGCCGCTTACTCCGGCAACAAGTCGAATTTCACTCGCGCCGCTGTCGCCAATGTCGCCACGAACTTGACCCTCGGCAATCTGCCTTACAATGACCGTTCGATGCTCCTGTCTCCTGGTGCGTTCGGTCAGTTGCTCCAAGACCCATCCGTGGCTCAATATCTGAGCATCGGTGACACCTCCGTCATCCGTGACGGCAAGGTCGGTCGCTTGCATGGCATCGACATCTACGAATACAACGGCTTTGCCGCCGCTCCTTCTGGCGAACACCTCAACGGTATTGCCGGATGTCGCGAAGGCCATGTAATCGTGACCCGCACCCCTGCCGCTCCAACCACGGGTGGTGGCGAGCAAATCTCCGTCCAAGACCCAGACTCGCAGTTCGCCTTTGCCCTGCGTTCTTGGTATGATTGGACGAAGGGTCTGTCCAGCATCTCGGCTTCGTGGATCGTTGGAACCTCTGTTGGTAACCCCAACGGCGCGCAACGCATCGTTATCTCCGACCTCTAAGCCGAAAGGCCGAAAGGACGGTAAGCAGACCCCCAGCGATGGGGGTCTTTTGTTTGGCGGGGGGATAGACCCCTCTGGCTTGCCCTCAGAGGCGTTTTGACTGTGGCGGAGGAACATGGGAGCCATCCAAGACGAATGGGCGACAGATGCCGCCGAAATCCTTAATGAAATACCAAAGGCAGTCACCGTCCGACGTGGCTCTGGCTCCCCCATATCTTTCAACGCGCTGATGGGGCCTCCTATGGTGCAACAGGACTTGGAAACCGGGGGCTTCCTCAATTCCACTTCTTTTGATGTGAAAATCCTTAAAACAGATGCGGATGCTCACCCTGGCGTAATCATCTACGGCAACCTTATACATTATAACGGTTCGGATTATCGGATTGTTGCCATCAACGACCGTCCACCGTCCGCTTGGGTCATTGTCCGGGTGCAAACCAAAGTCGGCCCGGTCTAATGGGTTCAACGGCACGCAAGGGGGTTAAAATTGATGCCTCGGCGTTGCATGGGCATTTGCTGGACTACGCTAAAACGATGGGCAAGTCCCTTGGCGAAGTATGCCGGGAGCAAGCCGGGTTGTTTTGTTTGGATTTGGTAAAATATACCCGACCTTTCAAATCCCCGGGAGACGGATTAACAAGCGAAGCAAAAACTAAGGGAATGGATAATGTCAAAAATAGCCTTTACCATATTTTCCGCCCGATTGGATTAGCGACTAAAGAACAAATAGCATCGTTAGGAAGTTATGATGCGTTTAAACTTTGGGAGAAACGAAACGGCGACTCGGAATTCTCCGGCACTAAGAAACTTAGATGGGCATCGTTTAAAGCCAAATATGGCGGAGGCCGACCCGCTCAATACATCCCTCCCGGCGACACGTCTTTATTGGCATCCATCCATACAAAACTCCGACAAGGGGACGGACACGGTTCCTTGATGTCTTACGCCATTCAATCAAAAGAACCTTTTGGTATCGTTGCAAGGGAGAAGGATTTGACGCAATATATCAAAGCAAAGCAAAAGAACGTTGGTAAATTAAAATCCGCTTATTATTTTGCCGCTTTGTTGATACGCTCGAAAGCCAGCGTTCCAGCTTGGTGCAAGAACGCCGAGGGTGCTTCAAACGCCATTGGGGAAAATCATATCGATGACCCGATGATGCCAAATGTCACGGTTGGGAATAAAAAGGGAAAGGCCGGGACATATGATAGCCTTATCAAATCGGCCATCAGTTATCGCGCCTATGCCATGCGGGTAAAAATGTCAGCTGAACTGAACAAAAAGAAGATACCCTTGTGGCTTGCTACTGCCCAGGGTATGACTTCGCACTCAGCAAAATACTTTTAATAACCATGAGCGACCCGACTCCGATTTATTCCATCCGCACGATCACGGAGCAATCCTTGTTCGCTTGGTTCACAACCAACGCCGAGTGGCTTCCGGGGGTCGCCATCCATGCCGGACAGACGGACGAGACGAGAACCGTCCCGATGGTCATCTTGCACGCTGAGTCGGCCCGGTCGCACCGAGACTTTGGGGCCAAACCTTTGGGAAACTTTGAATTGACGGTTAAAGTCTATGTCTATTCTTCGGCGGACGATAGCACCTTGGAGGAACACCGCCAGCGCGTGGAAGTATGCCAAGCCATCATGCAGGATATTGCTGGCATCCAATCGGCATGGACGCAAGGGATGGCCTATTCGGTTTGGATCGAGTCGGATGACGAAGGGGTCGCCGACCGCCGTTATGGAAATGTGCTTTCCTACACGCTGGTAGCCGTTTACCCCCCGGCTTGACTGTGGCGGAGGTTCAAACTCTAAGCACATCCTAAAATGGCACTCCCTCAAACATACGGAACCGCTCATACTTGGGCATTATACGATACGGTTAATTTCGTCACCCTTCAATCGGATGACATCAGCAAAAAGACCGCCATTGATGTGACCGTCACGGATGAGACCGGGAAAGTTATTACCAATCGCATGGATGACCTGCTTATTGAGACTTCTTTGTCTGGCGTTCTTTTAGAGTCCGCCACGATCCCAACGGTCGCCGCTCAACTGACTTACGATGGTATTCAATATATCATCAAGGATGTTTCTGATAACGGCACGAACAACGGTTTCCGCAAGGTAACCTTGAAGTTGGTAAAGTATCAAGAAATCGCTTAACCCCAATTCGGCACCCCCACCGATGGAAAACAGGTGGATTAAAGCCGCAACCATCCTTCGCCCTACCGTCAAGGTTTGCGGCGTAAGGTTGTTGCCGTTTTGTTTGCGTCACCGGGTGGCCCTTGAATCTATTGGGTCGCCTGTTCTTGCCACCGATAAAGTAGTAACTCCGGAGCATTTGCTTGCCGCCGTCCGAATTTTATCAACGCACGACATTAACGATGTGGCAACCAGGCCAACCCTTCGGGAGTTGGTTTGGGCATATCGATTGAACAATAAGAAAACGCTCATGCGCGAGACTTACAAGGTTCTCGTATATATGAACGAGCAAAGTCTTTGGCCTCGTTTTTGGAGCAAAGATGAAAACCAGAACGACATCGGTGCTATCCCTTGGCCCCTTGCCGTGGTAGCATCATTGACCCGAAACGGATCTACTCTCAAAGACGCTTGGACGATGCCAGAGTCGGAAGCAATTTGGTTGCACATCGCTCATTGTGCTTCCACCGGGGCAAGCATTTCCGTTGTGTCCGATTATGAATGGGATGCCATGGAGTCATTCAAAGCCAAGGCCGCCGCCGCTGAAGCCGCTAAAGCCGAAACCCAATCAACCCGAAATTAAGCAAACCCCATGGCTGACTCTGATGTAAAAGTAAAATTCTCCGGCGATTTTAGCGATGTGCCAAAGGGTGCGGATGCCGCCGTTCAAAAGGCTGGGTCTGCCATGTCCGGGTGGTTCGGTGATTTTTCCAAAAGCATCGGCGGGCAGATTGCTGGGATATTTGCGTTTACCCATGTTATCGGTAAGATGAAAGAAGCTTTTGAGAAATTCCGTGGCCTCGATGATATGTCGAAAAAATTGAATATCAATGTGGTCGATTTGCAAAAACTTACAAAAGTTGGAGTTGAGTATGGTATCAGCATGGACTCCATCGCGATGGGTATGTCCAAAGCAAATATCTTGATGGGCAAGGCATCAAATGGGAATGTCGCCGCCGCAAAAACCTTGCATGATTTGGGCGTTACCCAAGAGGAAATTAATTCGGGGCATTTAACCGCTATCGATTTAATGTATAAATTGGCGGAGTCATACGAAAAGAACCACGATCATAACAAACTTGCCGCCGCCGCTACCGCTGTATTTAGCCGAGCCGGGAAAGAAATGGTCGGAGTGCTTAAAGAAGGTTCCGCCGCTTTGCGTGAACGCATCGGATTGATGAAAGTATTTTCCGAGGAAGAAGTCCGCTCTGGTGCAAGAACCGCGCGAGAAATTGAACGAGCTGAAAAGACTGCTAATAAATGGCTATATCAAAAACCCGCTGGAGGTTACGCAAAAGTTTTATCGAGAATTGAAGCCGCCACCATGGTCATTGATGCGACAAAGGAAGCCGGATTGGATGCAAATAGCGTTACAGGAATTGGAAGTTCAACCGCCAAGGAAGCATTAACTTCTCCCGGCAAAATGAGTGAAATTACTAAAAATCTCATTAAGCAAGGGAAGCGTGAAGGATGGACTACCGAAGATTTGGCAAATGCCATGGGAGTCCGGGCCGCAGGAGCATTTAGAAGCGAAGAACAATCGGACTTCTATTCACAAATTCAAGGGATGTTACTTAACAAGGCCCAAGAAGAAGAAGCCGCAAAGAATAAGAAACCAGGAGCGTCTGGGCCGACTGTTTCCGAAGCGTTTGGGGTATCGTCCTTGCAAGCCATCGGGGGCGGAGACTTAGGATCTATCATGACCTCCGCCGCAGGCGGAAATGCGGCACTTGACGCCGCCGAACAGACGGCAAACAATACCAAAGAAATTGCCTCCAAGATGCCAAACCCCTTACACCCTCAACCAGCGGCAAACGCCGCCAAATAATTTATGGCAGAAACAAGGGCAGATTATGGTAACGCGCTGAACACACCGGGTGTCCTTCAGCCGACCGGGTCAATCAATGTCGATGCGTTTGGCCTTGCTCAAGCCCAACTTACTTTTGCCATAGAAACAAACTATGTTTTTACGGCTTTGGATTATTGGTCGGCTGGTCAACTATATGCAAGTGCTACCGGGGATGAGGATCCGTATGACATGAAGTCTTACAAGTATTCCGTTCGTTCTGACAAGGCAGGGATTTCGATGATTACCGTGGATTTCATCGGAACGCACGATAATTGGACTTCACCGCAAGTCACCGGGGTGGCTAATACTACGGCTCAACCCATTGAGTCGCATCCTAATTTTACAAAGAAATCCGACCTTTTCACTTACGGCCCACTTGCCGGGAAACCGCCAAACGACCCAGATGCCGCCGGCAATGTTCCGCTTTGGGTTCCGCAATATGATACCACAACCGACCCGGGGACTGATACTCTCACCGGATATAAGTTCAACGGTTTTGGAGTGAACTCGGCAGGGGATATCAACATCAAGGCTGGCATCCGTCAATTCCTTCGCCCGATGGTCAATGTCCGTGGGCAGATTTTCTTTGATGCCGCCAATGGATATCGTGGTGCCGCATTTGCAAACGGAGTTGGTCAAACTTTGAGAGAAGGCGATTTAGAATTGCTTGGCAATCAAGATGTCATTGGCGTTCAATCTCCTTTGGATTGCTTGCTGACATCTTGTAACATCGAATTGATTGGCAACCCGGACAATTACTCTGTCATCAAAGTAACTTATGATATCATGCTTGCTGGGGACTTAGGATGGGATCCAGACATCTACCGTGAAATGGTTGATGGCATATTGTAATAATGGAAGATGTAGGCATAAATGGTTCCGGCTCGCGCTTTAATTCACGATTTGAAGTAGGGTCGCCTATCCAAGCAAAGCAACTGAACGAACTTGCCGCCGCCGTTCAAGTATCGCTCCCGATGCCATACCTTGGCGAAGGCCCATCGGTATCATTTACTCCAGGAGGTTCGACCATAACGCAAACGCCGGAGGTTTATTCTCTCAAAGCGGGTGGTTCTGGCATCAAACAACAGTTTGAAATTTTCGTTAAAAAATACACGGTTGGCGGAGTTTGGGCAGGGCAATATATTATTAGCGTAGTAAACGGATCATGTGTCTTTACGCAACTTGATGGAACCGACCAAAATGTAATAAGCGAATTTACCACGACTTTAACAACTGGGGTTATCCCTGTCATTGGGACAGATGATGCTTATATCGCCCCGATTGCTGGCGCGCCTGTTACCGGGCCGAGTGGATACATAGTCAACGGTGGAGGAAGTTATGGGGTCTATATCTTACAGGTTACGAACCAAGAGGACGACATCCCCCCGGTCATTATTCTCTGCGATTACACGGCAGGGGATTGGACAACCCTATTGCCGATTGAGCCTCCCGCACTTCTCATTCCAGAGTTTGCCGCATATGAGAACGCTTGTTATCAGTTGCTTACCATAGGCCACATTACGCCAGCATCGGAAGGTTATACCATCAACCAAAAGTTAATTGGATCGTTGACGATGCCTGAGCCTATCAAGACAGGCCAGACCATGCCGACCCCTACCGAGTTTGAGCAGAAGCCATTTCCCTACGAGTGTCGCGGCGACTTTTCGGAAGCAGGTGAAACTCGGAAAGCAATCCTTCGCATAGCCCTTGGGTCTTGCTCTTATTCCGTATCGGATATGCCGGAGATTTGGAAAGGCCCAATTGCTCGCACGCATCAAGTAGGCCATACTGTAGCGAACATCTTCCCAGAAGGTTCAAGCGCGGCAGGAGATACCTACGGCACTTGGATGAATAACGGCGGCGGCTATGATTTAGACGAAGGAACCTATAAGGTTTTTGTAACCAATTGGGACGTTCAGCCCGGTAAGGTTGCAGGCGCTGGGTCGGCCTATACATCGAAGCCAGCCTTGATGATCGTAGCTGAAGGCAACTGTGAAAAGATGTTCCCGGAGGCTGGACCGTCTTGCTACACGAACACGATGAACGTGCATAAGATGACGGGCTATGCTCAAGGTGATGACCATGCAGTTGGAACCTACCCGGTAACAGGCGATTGGGGTAACTGTCACACGTCTTATTATAACCCAATGAAGTTTGGTTATGCCGTAAGAGTGATTGCGGACGTTAGCGTTTCCTCGGCCTCGGCTCCAACTTGCACCATCACGACTTTGCAAGAGTCTACGGCTACCATTAACCGTATCCTTGAAATTAAGTTTAGCGCTCAGAACAAAAGCGGAACGATTACTTTTACTTATGATGGCGAGACTTCTGATCCGTTTGATCCTTACGCGGAGTCGGCCAGGCACTTAAGCAAAGCCTTACAGAAGTGCGACTCGTTGAAGAAGAATATCATCGTCTCAGCAGGTGACGCGTTGACCTATTACGTCGAGTTCATTAACCATCTACAGCTGCGTGCGACCTTTGATATCGAAGTTGGGTCGAACTCCATGACAGGGTTCAAGACCTATGACGTAAGCCAACACGCTACCGGGATGATTGACCTATCTATTCCGCTTCAGTTCAATGGAACTCAGTTAATGAACGAGAAGGACTGGACGGAGGCCGACGACTATTATAACTATAATTTAGACAATAACTGGATAGATGTGGTCAATAGGCAGGACTTGCTGGACTACGCCATCCCTTCTGGTTGTGTAACAAATCTATCATGGGAAACCATCATCGACGATACCTACCCTAATCCGTATTTCCCTGCTGACTTTGACGACTTCTACTTCCGTGACGGATCGTGCGCTAAGCAGTTGCCAGACCCTATCGTTCCACCCTTCACGGTCTATCCAGGTTCCGCGTCCGGCAAATGGCTCGTTCAACCCGGCACGCTCAACGACTACGTTCCCGACAATATGGAGTCAGAGATTACGGCCTCAAGCGGCATGATTTATCTGAAGATATCCAACACCTCTGGAGCATACCCGGGCGACACGCTTACCATTGAGACGGCGGCGTCGACGCCAGTTGATAGCGATTCATTTGGTTATATCACGCTGGCCGAGATTACGTCGGCTACCACAGCCAATCAGTTTGTCTCGGGATCACTCTGGTCGGAACGTCATAAGTTCACGGAGCCAGACACGGCATTGTATTATTTCTACCGCATCTAACCATGGCAATGTCAGAGCAAAACCCATTGCAAATTGGGCATAGCAGGATTGGTTCTTTGAATTATCACTATCCGATTGGCCCGCAGCCTTACGACTACCCAAAAGCCTATAAAAAAGGCACCGAAGTTTCCGGTAAAATTACCAATTTTATTCAAACAATTGGGACTGAACATCAAACAGTTGCAGGATATGATGATCAATACCCGTTCTATGGTGGTTATACTTGGCGAGATATACCCAAAGCCATTGGATATCATCAGTTTCCTGGTAATGAACCAGATTATCCATTTGTCTGGAAGGAAGGCATTCATGCTTCCTTTCAAATAGTTATTTCAGAAACAGAAGGTTATTATGATTTAATAACTACGGTTATTGAGGCATCAAACGGTCATCAATATTGGTTAGACCAAACGGTAGCGGTTCTTCTTTTTTACACCGACGGCACTGGCGAACATTCTGAAAGCATTAGTTACACATTTACCGAAGATGATTGGGCCACTTCCCCCGCTTTTGATGATGAACTTGGTACGGGTTATATTGCAAACCCCTTAGGGCCAAGTAAGTTTGTTAGACGGCAAACTGAATGGATGGCTTATGATGGATATTTCCGCGATTTCAGCATTCCCAACTCAACAACAATAGCCGACCCAAAGTCTCCCTTCCAGCCCCCCGGCGGGTAGCAGGACGACGGTTTGACTGTGGCGGAGGTTCATGGCATCACCGACAGTCACTTGGAAGCGTGGATCGACCTTTGCCGCATCGGTCGCTTATGTCCCCGGCCTTAACGAACCCGAAACGCTCGATGGCATCGGTATTCTTACCTCGGTCATGGATAACGCGCAACGCCGTTACCCTCTTACAGTTGAAGTCCAAGGGGACTTGGTAACTTTCTTATGCCGCTATGACGGCGACTCGTCTGAATGGTCGGCAGGGACGGCGGCCTGGGACTTCCAATTCTCTCAAGGTGGCGTGGTCTATTATTCTACCACCGTCCGTTTCATCATCGAACCCCAAGTGACTCTCTAAAATGGCTTCCCTCGAAATTACTCTTTCTTACGGATACCCCCAAGGGTCGATTGTCGCCGCGCTTGGCGTTCCCGGACAGCGGGGCGAAAAGGGCGATAAAGGTGATCAAGGGATTCAAGGTATCCAAGGGATCCAAGGGATCCAAGGGATCCAAGGCGACCGCGGCGAAAAAGGCGACAAGGGCGACCAAGGCGACCCCGGAGCTGGAATAATCCCCGGCGGGACGACTGGGCAAGCATTAGTCAAAGCATCCTCGGACGATTATGACACCGAGTGGGCAAATGTATCCTCGGCAGACAAGTTGCCGTTGGCTGGCGGGACGATGGATGATAACGCTCATATTTATTTCGTATCAAATCTTACGGACGGGCTTGCTGGAATTGATTTCAACGGGGTATTTGTTCGAGATAATGCTAATTCGGATAATGTTTCTAATTTCTTCCCGACTGAGATTTCAGTTAAGTATCTTAATGTCGGGACAACCTTGACGGCGGCTGGTGTTACTTTTCCGGATAATACGGTACAGACTACGGCCTACACTGGCGGTGGCGGTGGATCATACCTTCCGCTGGCTGGCGGGACGATGACAGGGGCAATTACTTTTGATGGCACTTCTGGTCAGTATATCAGCAAGGGTAATTTCGATACGTCGCGCGGCGGCAATTACGGCATCAGTTTAGTATGCTCCATTGGCTATGAGTTTAATTGGCAAGCCGGCTGGCTGACGACTACTGAACAGTCCAGCGTCACGCCTCGACCGCTTTACCTCGACTCTCTGGCCGGGACGACGCTTCGCGCTTGGAACAGTTCCACCAGCAATGGAACGGAAGTCTCACACACCGGCATCACCTTTCCGGACGCAACCGTCCAGAGTTCTGCGGCCTTCGTTCCAGGCAGCGGAGACTTGAACCTTCAGGGTTACTCGATCACCGACGGAAACTTCAGCTCTCCGGCTGGACAGGTGTCGGCGCAGAACGTGACGATGTCCTCTGGCGGCGTCCTGACGTTCGGAGACTCGACCGTCCAGACCACGGCCTACACAGGCGGCGGTGGCGGTGGATTGCCTGTGGTAAGAATTGCTGACTCAAATATGCAACCAAGTTGGGGGTATGTCACGATGACGGCTCCGGCCTATTGCATCCCGATGTTTTCTCCTACGCATACGGATATTTTAAACGGCGCGTATGTAACAGGGTTTAATTATATTAATGATCCTGCCGGAGATTATTCACTATTTTTTACGGGTTGCACCGCCCTTTCCTATGCCCAAGTCAACGGCAACGCATCAATGACGTCTGCTCCAGATTTCAGCGGTTGCACCGCTCTTTACTCCGCCTACGTCAACGGCAACGCATCGATGACGACTGCTCCGTTGTTTAATGGTTGCACGTCCCTTAACGACGCCTACGTCAGCAACAACGAATTGATGACGGATGCACCATACTTCAGCGGACTGACCGCTCTTTACGCCGCCTCCGTCTCCGGCAACGCATCGATGACGACTGCTCCGTCGTTCAGCGGTTGCGCGTCCCTTAACACCGCTTACGTCGCCGGCAACGCATCGATGACTACTGCTCCCGATTTTACTGGACTGACTGCCCTTTCCGATGCCCAAGTTTACAGCAACGCATCAATGACGACTGCCCCAGATTTCAGCGGTTGCACGTCCCTTTACAACGCCACCGTAATTTACAACTCATCGATGACGTCTGCTCCCGACTTTACTGGCCTGACGTCCCTTTACAACGCCTACGTCTACGGCAACGCATCAATGACGACTGCCCCAGATTTCAGCGGTTGCACGTCCCTTTACAACGCCTACGTCTACAGCAACGCATCAATGACGACTGCCCCAGATTTCAGCGGTTGCACGTCCCTTTACAACGCTCAAGTCTACGACAACGCCTCGATGACGACTGCTCCAGATTTCACTGGCCTAACTGCCCTTTACACCGCCACCGTCAACAGCAACGCATCGATGACGTCTGCACCGTCGTTCAGCGGTTGCTACGTTCTTAACACCGCCAACGTCTCCAGCAACGCATTGATGACGTCTGCTCCAGATTTCGGCGGTTGCACCGCTCTTTACTCCGCCACCGTCAGCAACAACGCCGTTATGACGACTGTTCCGGATTTTACTGGACTGACTGCTCTTAACACCGCCAACGTAAGTTACAACTCATCGATGACGTCTGCTCCCGACTTTACTGGCCTGACGTCCCTTTACAACGCCTACGTCAACGACAACGCATCAATGACGACTGCACCGTCGTTCAGCGGTTGCTACGCTCTTTACTCCGCCACCGTCAACAACAACGCATTGATGACGACTGCCCCGGACTTTACTGGACTGACCGCTCTTAACACCGCCAACATTAGCGCTTGTGCCATTTCAGATACCTCAATACTTACCGCACTCCAACAGGTATATGATTACGCATATGCAAACGCTGGATACTTTGACTGCTCCGGCGGAACCAACGCTTCGTTAGATCCTGCCGCTATTGAAATCACTCAACTCCAAGACGCTGGCTGGACAGTCGTTTTTAACTCTCTATAATTTATGCCACGCTACATCTTCAATCCAAACCCAAAGGGCGATAAAGTTAAAGACGCCGTCCGTGGTTTCCTCTACACCATCAAGGACGACAAGGCCGCCATCGCCACCAAGTTGCCCATCTTGACCACGGACGATGGCATAACGGATTATGTTGATCCGAACACTCCGGCTAAGCCTGTCGCTCAACCCCCTAAATAGTCATACTATGTTTTACCTCCTCTCCGTCGGCACCGCTTTCCTTCTCGGCTTTATCTCCGGCTACCTCGTCCTGCGTAACAACGCCGTCAAAGCCAGCTCGACCGAAGCCAAAGGCAAAGCCCTCCTCGACGCGCTCAAAGGGAAATAAGACCGTTTTAAGATGCGTCTGATTTTGGTCATAGGTTTGTTGACGATCAGCGGATGCTCCCTTTGGTCTGGCAAGCCGTCTGCCGAAATACCCCCGCAACCCGATGCACCTATCGGCGGGGTCATGTCAAAATTAGGCGATGAAATCGACAAATCCGAATCTCGCCTTGCCGCCGCCGTCCAAGTCGCCTCGGAAGCCAACGCCGCCGGAAAGCCCACCGTGGTCGCCGCCGAACTCTCCGTGGCGAAATCATACCTCCCAACTCCGGCCTCCGGCGATTATGCTTACGCAAAACTTCGCTCGGACAAGGGCGACCCAAAAGAATACGAAGCCGCCCAGGCCGCTGGCAAGCGTCTCCTTGCCATTGTGGATAGCCAATGGGCTAAGATGGAAGCTGACCAATTTGAAGCCAAGAGGGTGTCTAATTTAAAGGACAAGGCCATCGCCGATTTGAAAACCGAAGTGGAGCGAGTCCGTCACGAAGGCATTACCAATCTATTCACCGCCGCCGGAGCCGGGTTGTTTGTCATCGGCGCGCTATGCTTGGCTTTCTTTTCTAAGACCGCCGGGGTTTGCCTCATGGCGGCAGGAGCCGCCGCCGGAAGCGTGCCGTTCGTCATTGGCTCGGCCTACTTCCATTTGATTGCCTCGGTCGGCCTCGGGGTCGCCGTGGTCATGGGCTTGTCCTATCTTTGGTGGGTCATTCGCAAAGCGGAAAAACCGCCGGAGGATAAACCCGATGGCGAAACGAAAGCCTAAAATTGTTTTTCGGAAGTTAGGTCGGGAGAAATGTTGGGGGCAAGCCCACCAAGACCCCGATGATCCGTTGGTGGAGATTGACCCCCGCCTTGGTGCAAAACGTCAGCTTGAGGTTTTGTGTCACGAGGTTTGTCATCTAATTTGGCCCGGGATGGCGGAGAGGCAAGTGGACTCAGCCGGGAAGCAACTGTCCGATGTTCTATGGCGGCAGAATTACCGCCGAGTGCTGTTAGATAAGAACGACCACCCTCCAAGGATATCGTAATGGCTTCATCCCCGATAGATCCATCCGATATTCCGCAAGGAGTTAGGGACGGCGTAATCGCAAGCATCCTTGGAGCATTGGCGATGACCGCACGATTGCTTTTGTCAGAAACCCCGGTGTCGGCAGGGTGGGTTATCCGTAGGGTGTGCGCGGCGGCAACGGTGGCGGCCTTGGTTGGCTACGGCATTCAAGACCATATCCAATCTCCTGGCTTGCGGATGGCGGTGGTTGGTGCGGCGGGTTATACCGCTCCAGAATGTTGTGATTTTCTGATACGCTGGATAAAATCAAAAGGAGAAAGCGAAATTGCAAAAGTCTCCCCAAAGAAAAATGCAAAACGGAAATTATCGGCAAAACGGAAACGATAATTTGTTGCTGGCGATTTCGGTGATCGCTGGGATTGCCATGTTGACGGCAATGCTATCGGCGGCAATCTGCGGGTTCGTCTTGGACTCGTTTCAATCGAGCAATTCGATGGTGATGCTTTTGACCGATGCCGGGGTAAAGTCGGACGACAAGAACCTTGAACGCAATTTAAGCGCGGCGACCGTGGCCTTGAAAGCGTGCCGGGACTTGGGGTGGGCTTTGGGGGTTGGCTCCGCAGGAGTGGCGGGGGCTATACTTACCCGTCTTTGGAGGCAAAACGCCTCTGGGGGCAAGCGAGAGGGGTAAAAAGGGCATCTGGGAGGGGGATGGGGGCGAAGATGGTAATCCCACAAATATGGCGTTTTTGGCTTATTTCATCTTTCTGCAAGATTGTTGAAAGATTTGCTTGAAGCCGGAGGGATCATGGCTCAACTTATCGATGTTCCCAACAAACCAAACCACAAACATTATGACCACAAACACCACGACCCTCAACACCGCCCGCATCACCATCAAGTCTTTTAAGACTGTTAAATGGATGAGCGAAGAAACCATCTGCTTCACCGCGTCCGTCCTCATCGACGGCAAAGTGATTGGCGAAGCAAGCAACGAAGGCCACGGAGGTTGCACCTTCATCCATTTCATCGGCGATGCTTGTCAGATTTGGGATGCTCACTCCTCACTCATCATCGACCATGTCGATACGCTGGCAGATGCTGAAGTGAACAAGAAAGAGATTGCCAGCATCATCGCTAAGATTCGCCGTGATTCAGTTAAGAAGGTTCAATACCTCAAGACGACTACGCAGAAAGGTTTTGTTGCTGGCTTCAAAAAGGTAACCGACCTTAATCGTGCCAAGGCCGTCGAGCAAGCCAAAGCCAGCCCCGACTTTAAGATGATGGTTGCCGACATGACTGATGCCGAAATCACCGCTTGGTTTATCGTATAATCTCCCGCACATGAAACTCCTCGCCTTCACCGTCCTGCTCACCCTGTTCATCTACTTTCTGGCCGATGGCCCGAACCTGTTGGACATCTTGAATAACTATTAATTTCCCACCATGCTCACATCCAATAAGCCAAAAAAACCCAAAGCCGTCCTTGTCACTGACCGGGCGTTCGTCGATATGCATTTCCGCAAAATCACGAACTTCCGCGAATCCGCTAAACTCAAGGACGCCACAGGCCACGTCAAAGGCACCGGCTCTTATAGCCTATACGCTGTAGATTTCACCCGTAGCCAAGTCATCGTCCTTGCTGACTCTCCTACGTCATCCGACTTTAACCAATACGTCACTGCCAAAGCCAAGGCCGATGCCTGTTCTCGTTATGATCACATTATTGAATGGCGCGATGTCGGCAGTCACTCCAATCCCAAGGTCACCGTCCTTGTCTGGGAACTTGCCTAATCTCCCGATATGAACACCATCCGACCCGACCGCCTACCGACCCTCTGGTGGCTTAACCCCTGGCTAACTGTCCGCTACCTGCACCGGGCAGTCGGCGCGTTCAAAGCCTACGCCGACAAGGCCGACAAATGCGTCGATTTGCAACAGGCCGTCATCAGCGAACAGTCGAAAGAGATTAAGTATCTCCGGCAACGCAACGACGA